TATGTGGGTGCAGATACTTCTCTCTTACTATCTTCATCATAATCCCAACCATACTCGGAATCACAAGAAGACATATCTCCACCATCAATTAATTCTTCTACTAACTCTCTGGTGTTAAACTTCTTTTCAAGTGTAACTCCTAACCACTCAGGATAACCATCCCAATGATGATATACTGAAATGATCTGTCCCTCAAGTTGTAGTCCTATGCGTGAGCGAGTTCCCATTGGTAATAAAAGTAAAATAGCTAGCGGATGTTAGTTCTTTCTTCGGTAGCGAACCGAGAGGCACATCCATCTCCTCGTAAGTGATAAGGTGAGAGAAACAAAAAGAGGTGACTGTGTGTTCTTTTACCCCAACAGTAATGTCCTGCTTCTAAGTCAGGTAGTTAGGAACCTCTTTTGTTTCCCATACTGCTATTATAGTACCTGTTCAAGTGGATTCAACTGGGTGTGTGCCACTTCCTCAACTGTCTCCTTGGTGATCTCAATGTACTTCTCATCAATATCAAATCCAATCCACTTCCTCCTCAATTCTTCTGATACAATAGCAGTTGTTCCCGATCCCATAAAAGGATCAAGCACCATATCACCCTCTACTGTAGACAGTTGAATACAATTCCTTACCAGTTGCTTAGGAAATGGTGCTGGATGCTTCTTCTGCCTCTCTGGTGGTATAATCCATACCTCAGTCTTATACTCAGGTTGTAGAGCATCACGATATACTCTCGGTTTATCCTTACATAACCAATAGATATGTTCAGTACAAGGTACTAACACATCATTACGGATGTTTGGAGAGTTCCTTCTATCCCATATTATTAGTTGATACAGGTTAGCATCACTATGCTGTATGAAGTCTGTTGGTAAGTAAGAGCGATTCTTATGCCTTCTTGGTTTATGATTAAAGAATATACTACCATCAGGTTTAATCACCCTATGGCATTGATTAAGAAACTCAACCATCCACAGTTGATAGTCCTCCTCTGGCATATCATCACCATAGGTATCATAATCAATATTAAACTTACCCCATATTTGATTGCCAAGTTTTACATTACCTAACAATCCCTTCTTATTATATGGTGGTGAAGTTACAATACAATCTATGGAGTCTGCATCCAACTCCTTCATACCTTCAATACAATCTTTGTTTATAATCATAAGAATAGATTACGGTGAATGTGCCATAGAACATTGTAACGATTAGATGGATTCCTCTTACCTTCTCTCTGGAAATGAAACAATGACTTACCATTGAGTTTCAAATGTATTCCACCTCTTAGAAACTTCCACTCAGCATTTTCTATTTTACCAACAATATCCTCATAGGTCAACTCATAGCATTTAACATTCTTGATGTCATTGTAGATAACATGAGTAATATCAAATCCATTTCTAATAATAAGATCTACAATCTCTCTCTTATTATTATCTAAGAACTCTTTGAATGATTGTGTGTACTGTGTATCAATCTCTTTGATAAACCTACGATCACGACCATTGTAATCATAATCAGCACTACCACAGAAATGCTTGATAAACTCAACAGCATCACCTGTAATGTTTAATATCTCTATGAAATGCTTTTGTGTTGTAAGATGTACCTGTGTAGATGATCCACTTGCGTTCTTTATACTCTTACTTACATCACCATCTGTTCCATCAACCTTAGTACGAGATCCACCAATCTGCTTCAATCCATGTGCATCACAGATTGCCTTCTCTTTAACACCAGAATACTCTTCTCTGATCTTATAACCTTGTTCTGCTGTTAATGGCATAATAGATCTCTGAATTGATTATATTATAGCAAAAAGAAACCCCCTTAGAGGGGGTTGTGTGCCACTATGTCAAGTGTCCATAGTTATAACCACTTAGTCATCATATACTCTACACTCCATAGAGTCGGGGTGATTCTCACAGTAGAGTTCAAGATGTGAATCTTCATGCCTTGTATGATAATCGTTGATCTTGGCATCATTTGGATCAACTACCTCACCTTTGTGATACTCATCATACTCTGCGTGGACATTCTCTAAATCCTCTCTGGTATATTCGTGCATACCATGATTAGTATGCTCCTTCCCATCTTTAGGGTCAAGATAAACTTCGTGTTCTAAATCGTGCTTTGGGTGTGTCATAATCCAACCTACTTTTGCATTTAGTAATCTCATTAATTATTTAATACAAGCAACTTCTCGTTGCTCTTTCTTAACAAAATCACCACTCATATTATAATACAATTTATGATTATCTGTGGTAACATAGTGTCCCTTTATCTCGTTTCCATCACAATGCCAACCATAGTTAATAACTTTCTCATTTTCACCATCTATTCTAAACTTCTTGTCGGTCTGTAGGTATGAAAGGTAGCGTTCATCGAGATTAATCATTGCCTTAAAGTGATTGTGTTGGTATTATAACATAACTACTTATAAAATCTAGTTATGCTTAAGGTTTATTTAATCTTCTTCGTCCTTATTGAAATAAGTACCAAATAACCCACTGTCACCATCAGTTCGGTTCTCTAGTTTTTCCACAATGTCTACTGCATCCAATAGATTCTCTATATCTGCAAGCATAACCGCAATATGCTTACTAACATAAGGTTTCTCGCTTCTAGCAGAGAATGATAAGGCATTTCTTAATGCCTCTTGCGATTCTCTAAGTGAATACTCCACCTGTTGTGATAGTGCCATTAAACTTCATCCTCACAATGCTTCTCTACGATCTCTTGAATGACTTCACTGAAAGCATTACGCAATTCATACTCAATATCATTCTTATCTTTCTTTAACCTAGTAATTGTAATAGGTGGAAGATTAAGAGTAGCAGTTATCTCCCATAGTCCAAGTTCTTTATTCTTGGTAGTTGTAATGTCAAGCATTTTAGTTTCGGTTGTCGCCAGCGAGTTCATCAATTTTAGCACAAACATACGGATTGTCATAGTCGGGTGTCTCCTCCTCAACATCTTCTTGTTGCTTTGGCCACCAGATACCTTCACCAGTCATTTCATAACCAGCATCAATCATTTCTTGATAGGTCATTTCCTTTCCTTCACGATAAGTATTAGATCTCTTATCATCAGGTAGTTCTGTATAATCTGGCCAACGATTAGGATCATCCAAACAATCACCAGCATAAAGATTATCTAATTCCTTTTCGTGGAGATTAATAACCTTATCCTTGTGTTCAGTTCCATGAACAAGACGCAACACTTCATTAGCAGTTCTTACGCATATTCTATGGTATGTTAGATTCCTCCTAAGAGTTGTTCTTATGGTATCATAGATCTCTTCTGGGGTACAGTCAGATGTTATAGCATCTTCTACTGCATCCTCCAGATTAGTCAACGAATAACTGCGGTTGCTGCCTCTGTCGCTCATTCTGATCGTGCTTAATTGCTTCTTGCACTATACTCTCTATCTCCTCTGTTGTCAAGTCGTTCATAAACTTCCAGTCAGGATCATTTCTATCCCATTCAACCTGAAATGAACCATCATCTTGTTTATTAATCTTCAGACTGTCCTTCAATGTGTTCTCCTTGTTTGATTCTTTTCTTTACTATCTTAGCATAACGAATTTCATCCTTAGAATACCACTCAGGATGCTTCTTTGCCCTCTTTAATAATAGTTTTGCTGCCTTCTTGTCCTTCATTCATATTGTGTTTGGTTAACAAACTATTTATGTCGTTTATCTGGGAAGTAACATAAAGCATCTCAGATTGAAGTCTATCTATCCTATCGTTGTTAGCATCCATTTGTGCTTTCATATAGGTTACTACACTATCATCATCAACATTATTCTCTGCCCATAATGGTTCTGTAGCATCAGTACGATAAGGATATAACCAATCCTCTACCTCAGACACTATTGCCCAAGCAATCTCTCTTATTTTAAATAATGGTTTCATATTCCCATCTTTATCCTCATAGGATTTACAACTTCAACTTGAATAGGTCTACTAAGAATATCACCCAATCTTTGATATGCTATAGCAGTCATTACTTGAGGTGCTATGAAAGCAACCATAGCAATTACCCAAAAGACATAATAGTAGTTCTCTTTATTCTGGGTTCTCATTTTTCTCCCAAGGTGTGTGGTGGTCTAGGTCTAACCATTTCCGTATTATGGAACATAACTTCTTCATTTGTAACAAAATAGAAAATCATCTACAAAGGATTCTGACTTCTCTTCACCAAACTTAGTCTTTAGGTATCCCCTAACAGGATCAAGTTCAGTCATATAAGTATCGAAGTCACTATAAACTGTGGTATCTTCACCAACAGGTTTATTGTTATCTATCATCTCCTTATACTTAACTAAGTATTGTTTAAATTCCGACAAATAAGCATTAACTTCCTCTGGTTTGCAGTATCTTACAAAGATATTCTTAGAGAAGTGGTTGCCCATCTCAAAGAACCTGTACTTACCATCATCTTCAGGCAGTCCATCAACTGAGAACAGATACTTCTCTCTTGGATGCTGGAAGTCAAATACTATGATAACTTTCCTATCACTAAACTTCATTAGATCCATACCAAAACAAGGCAGGTCTGCCCCTGTTTTAGGATAGAGTATGGTATTGTATATGTCAGCGTTTGGATCTGTTATATGTGCTTCTCTTGCCTTTAGAAAGTGCTTGCCTGTTCGGACATTTGCTATTAATTCAGCGTCTTTCCCTTCCCATCTAGCCCACTCTTCAGTTATTTTTAACTGTGGAAATGTATCAAAGAGTGCATCAATGTAGTCTTGCCAAATAGTCACTGATATGCCTCTTTAATTGCTAATAGTGTTTCATAGGGAATCCAAGCAGGACGTTCATCTCCAAATTGCACTTCAACCTCAGTAAAGACTTCTTGATAAAATC